CGGACTCGCACAGGTCGGAGAGCACCTCGCGCGGCGCGCACCAGCCACCGGCCGCGACCAGGGAGTTGCCCGCCAGCCGCTTCTCGTCGGCGGCGTGGTTCAGTACCGAGAGGTGGTCGGGCGTGCGGTCCTCGATCACCAGGTCATCGGTGAACGGGCGGCGGATCTGCGCGACACCGAAGTGCCGCAGGTCCTCGGTCTCGCCGTTGCCGGTCGGCTTGGCGAAGCCCTTGCTCCGGTTGATGAGCGCCGTCGCCAGCTCCGGGATGCCTGCCAGGTTCGAGCCGGTGGAGAACCCGGGCACGTCGGCGGCAGCTGTGATGCTGAGCAGGCTGGTCGGGGCCTCCGGCACCTTCGGGCGCGGCACGCGCACGGTGCGCTTCACGACGGGCTTCACGACGGCGGCGGCCTGCACGCTCTCGGGCTCGGCCGGTGGCTCGGCACCCTCGGCGGCACCCTCCTCTGCCTCGGCCTCTGCTTCGCCTTCGCCTTCGCCTTCGGCTCCCTCCTCGGCGTCGCTCTCGTCGGCACCCTCGTCCTCGGCGGAGAACGCGGTGCGCAGGCTGGCCGCCTGGTCGGAGGCCGCACGGCGCGACGCCAGCTCGGCGTCGATGCTGGCCATGCCGTCGGCGTAGGACTGCGCCTGGGCGATGTCCTCGGCCGACGGGGTCTCGGCTGCGACCAGCTCGGCACCAGCAGCACGGAGCTGACCGCGCAGGGCGGTGAGGTTCTCGTCGGTCAGACCGGCGAAGGACTCTGGAATCTCGATGGGGTCCACGACTACTCCTGTTGCGATGACTACGGGATGGTCACGCCAAGCGTGGAACTGGCTTCCTGTGCCAAGACAGGAGCGTCTGGTCCGGAACATACACGTAGCCCACGACGGTCAACAAGACACGCCGTGGGCTACGTGGTGAAGCTGTTAGCTAGATCAAGCAGTGCGCTGGTCTGGCGGAGGGCCTACGGCTGGCTTCTGCGGGAACGCCAGCACCTTTGCGTCGGTCCGGGTGTCCTTCCAGAGCCCGTACCGGCTGAGCACGGCCACGATGAAGCTACCGACCGAGAGCAGCAATGCGTGCTTCCAGGCGAAGTTCCCGGTGGTCTGGGACCACTCGGTGAAGAACCCGTTCGCGGTGGCGAGCACCAGCGTCAGGATGCCGAGCACCTCGCTCGGCCAGTGCGCCCGGCCCAGCAGGGAGCTGAGCAGAGGGATCAGCACCGAGACGATCAGCGAGATGATCGACGCTGTGTTCAGGTAGAGCGCGGTGTCCATATCAGCTCTCCAGTCGCTTGGACATCTGGGTGACCACGGCATCGGCGATCTGCTCGGCCGTGGCGTTGCCGGTCCCGGAGGGGAACGCAGCCTTGATCGCAGCGGTGATCTCTTGTGGGTCGGCCAGGGCATTGACTGCAGCGAGCACCTGGTTCGTGCGTCGAGCAATTAGCGTGTCGAAGCTGTACTGGTGCAGGATCTTCGGGTCCTTCGGGTCTGGCAGAGAGAAGATGCTGTGCAGGAAACTCCAGACCGTCAGCTTCCTCTTGAACTGGTCCACCTTGCCGGTCATGCCGACCTCGGCGCGTAGCGCCTTGATCTCAGCAAGGATGTCGTCCGAGTTGGCCATGTCGTCGTCTCCGTTCGGGTTCGCCTCGACGGCCCTGGCCTGTGCCGGGGTCAGATGTACCTCGATGTGCATCCAGTCCTGCGGATAGGTCCAGTCCCCGCCCCACTCGCAGCCCCACTTGCGCGCGATCTGCGAGGTGATCGCCGGTAGTGCGTACTTGCCGGTCGGACGCCTGGACGCACCCATAGGGTTGCTGCCCCAGTTCACGTCGATGGCAATGGCGTAGGTGTGGAAGCTACGGTCACCACCAACCGTGACCGACTTCGGGTTGTAGCAGCCGCACTGACCGGCCACCAGACCACCGGAGATGTACGGGACCAGCTCGTTCAGGACGTTGGTGAACACGCCGACTACGTCTCGGTGCATCGAGCCGAAGCTGACGCCCGAGTGGCGGAACGGGACGAGCAGCGAGCTGTCCTTCTCCGGATCGCGTGCACCCCAACCGAAGTTGGCCGGGGTGTAGTTCCCGAAGTAGGCCAGCGAGGCTAGCGACACGTGCTCACTTCCGGATCGTCTGGATGCTCCCCCCACCGCTGCGGATCTTGGCTGCCTTGGCCTCGATCTCGGTGGGGTAGTTGGTGGTCGAGCCGCTGGGGCTGGTGTAGCGGTAGATGAACTGCTGGGTGCTACGACCACAGTTGCAGGGCATGTCACTCTCCAAAGACGGCTTGCAGGTCCCGAACCTGCTCACTGGTGAACCTACTCGACAGTTCGCCAGCCACCACCCGGCGAGCGGCACGCTGCTCCATCGCCTCCGCGATCTGCTCGGCCAGAGCCTCGACCGGGGCTACCGGGGCCGACTGCTCGGTCTGCAGGACACCAGCGGCCACCAGGGCGATCTGTACGCCGTCCTGCACGCCCGCCTGGGCACGCGGGATCGGGAAGCCTGGCACGTTGACGGCCAGGGCGGCGATCAGCTCCAGGTTGCCATTGGCACGCCGCCAGTCGCCGGACAGTGCGGCAGCGCGGAGCGCGATCTCGTCGTCCTCGGTGGCGTTCGGGCGCATCCATCCGGCCGTCCAGATGCCGAACTCGTCCTCGCCGACGGCCACGTCCGAGATGACCGTCGAGGTGGCGTCGTAGTGCGCCAGCGCCTCGCGCATCCCAAGGCCGGGCTTGGCGTGACCGCCACCCATCGTGATGTTGCCGACGGCCATCTCGCCCTCGTCAGTGAGGACGGCTCCGGTCTTGAAGTAGGCGTAGTCGGTAGCGCTCGACGGCGCGGTGACGCAGGCGTTCGGGAACCCGATGTGGCAGGTGCCCCAGGTGGCCAGATGGCCGTACACGCGGCGCAGACCGGTGGCCTCGTCCGGCACGATATGCAGTGGGGTCGGCCCGTCTAGGCCGGGGTCCCGGAACCATGCGGCTGGCGGCCGGACTCCGGCTGCGGCCACCAGTTCCAGCGCGTGCGCCCGCTTGCCCTCCATCTTGGCGTGCGTGGCGGGCCAGTAGCCGAGCGCGTCATGGTGCCACTGAGCGCAGGTCTGGTTGATGAAGCGGGTCTCGCCGCTCTCGACCAGGTACTTACCGACCTCGACACGGCAGCGATTGAAGTCCCCCGGTGCACCCCAGGCGATCTTGGCGTAACCCGGCTGACCGGGCGTCGTCCAGTACGAGTGGATGCGCCGCGTGGCTCGCGGGTGGGTCACCCACCCGGCTCCTCGGCGGAACTCCTCGGTTTCAGCCGATGCGGACACCTCGACCTCACCGGCAGCGGACTGCTCCACGGTGAGCGCGCTGCCGTAGTGCTGCACGATGTCCGGCTCGCCCGGGTGATGGTCGTGCTCACGGATGTTGTAGAGGGTCCGGGCGTTGCTGGTACCCAGCTTCGCCACGCTCTCGATGGTGCCGTGCCCGATGGCCGAGCGGTAGTGCCAGCTGACCTTGGTGCCCCGCTTGTACGGGGTGAAGGCCGCCAGCTCCTCCTCACCACTGGCGGTGAGCGAGTCCGGCACATCCTCGTTCAGCTGCCCGTACGCACGCCGCAGTGCGCCCTTGGCCGCAGCCACGGCCGAGGGCGGCCAACCCTTGGCCTGGTTGATCCGGGCGGCAGCGTTGTGCACCGCAGCACGGCTCAGGGCACCGTCGGGCTCGCGGATCGGGAAGGCGTGGTCGCTCTTGTTCAGCGAGTTGTTCCAGTGCAGGACGCACGATCTACGCCACTCCTCGGGCGTGAACCGGCTCTGGGACCCGTTCCACGGCTTCTCGCTGATGGCGAAGGCGAGGGCGGCGACCATGTCCGTCGGCTCCTCGGCGAGCCACGGCGCTTCGCCGAGGGAGACGTACGCCTCGGCGAACGCGGGGATCGGGACGATGCTGGCCGAACAGATGCGCGCCGAGGTGAACACCGTCTCCCCGGCATCCTCGTCCAGCTCGAACTCGGCATCGTCGATGTCCACCGAGACGCCGAAGCGACCGAACTCGGCGAGCTGGCCGACCACCTCGTCCGCCTCGGGCGAGGTCAGGAACACGCCGTAGGCGCGCGCCTGGCCGTCAACGATGTCCAGCCCGTCGATGCGGGCCACCACCACCGAACCGTCGTGGCCGTCAGCGGACATCTTCTGCCAGGTGAGCGGCAGCGGTAGCGGCCGGTTGCTGAGCGAGCCGAGCGCGAACTTGCGCTTGTCACCGCTGGGCACACCTTCGGGCGCGAGCACGCCGTGCCAGGGGATCGGCACTGCGGCGGCTTCCTGGTCCTGGTCCTCGGTGGGCATCTGCTCTCCTAGCTCGAACTCGGTCTGGTCGTCACCGTGCCACACGGCGAGCCGGTCGAAGGTGATTTCCGCTGGCTGGTCGATGCCAGCCGGGGCGTCCTCGCCGTAGTTCAGCGTGACATGCGGAATGAAGGTGGGGAACTGCTGGGCGCTGGCCACCTGCTTCTCGATGGCAGGCTCGCGCAGCAGCGCCTCGCGGGCGGCCACGGCGTTCGCGCCGTCGAGCAGCAAGACGTTCGCGCCGTCCTTGCCCAGCTTCGCCGAGCCACTGACCTTGTCCGAGTACGGCTCGCCGTCGGCGGCGACCCGTCCGACAGCGTCCTTGATCGCCTGCGGGTCCTGCACGTCGTCACCCAGGTAGAGCAGGGTGAGGTGCTTCGGCTCGTCGCCCATGTCGTGCACGGCGTCCCCGGCGTGCGGGAGTGCGACGATCACGGCTGGCTTGGGATCGCCAGCGGCGGTGAGCGAGTGGGCACTGGCCAGGTCGGGGCGCAGCACGCATCGGCAGTTGATCCAGTCCTCGATGTGCCCGCTCGGGTCACCGGGGTACATCAGCTCGGACTCGCCGATGTGGAACGGCTCGCCATGCCGACGCACCTGGCCGTCGGCCACCTTGTGCTGGGCGCGCACGTGCGAATCGTGCATCGTGACCCACTCGTAGACCATCGTCTCGGTGTCCTGCTCGGCAGCGAACAGCGTCCCGGCATTGACCGCACCGGTGGCGATGAACCGCTCGATGATCTCGGCGGTGTCCTCCCTCGGCTCGCCGGTCTTTCCGAGGGTCTCGGTCAGCACGGTGGCGTAGTGGTCCTCGGCAGCCTTCAAGCCGGGCGCGGTGTGCTCACCGGACTCCTCGTAGAAGGTCTGCTCGAACACGGCGATGGCTGCCTCGATGATGGGGTCGAACCAGCCACGCTCGCCGTAGGACTCCAGTGCGCGCTCCACGGTGGGGTGCAGCCTGGCCTCGGCGTCGTCGAGCACCCGTCGGCGGTTGGCGCTGAACTCGTCCCTGGCGAACACCTTCATCAGACCAGCTCCAGATACTTCCCCAACAGGGCCGGTGAGTGGGCCACCTGCTCCTTCATCAGCATCGTGGTGTAGGACTCCAGCGCGGCGGTCAGCTTGGCCGAGTCAACCCCCTCGACGGTGGGCACGAACGACCATGCCCCGTCGAGCAGCTTGGCCGTGGACCCGTTCGACTCGACGTACAGGTAGGTCTCGTGCGCAGGCACGCCGGGCGGCTTGATCCCGGTGTTGCGCATCCGGTTGCCAGCGCGCTCCAGCGCGCGGAACACGAGCACCTCGGCCGTCGGCAGCAGAGCCGCTGCTTTCGGCTGCGTGCGGGGCAGCGGGTGTCCTTCCAGCGACGGTGTAGGCCGTGCCTCGCGGGTCGGCCCCTGGTCGGCTGGCACGTCGAGATGGATGCCCAGCTCGGCGAGCGCGGCACCGACCTGCTCCGGGGTGGCCGATCCGGTGGCCAGCTTGTAGAGCAGCCGGTACTTGCGCTCGGTGTCGTCCGGCGAGTCGCCGTCGGAGAAGCCCGTCTCCGTCCGCATCGTGGCCGCCTTCAACTCGCCACGGTCGAACAGCTCGATGGCTTCCTTGCTGCGGTCGGGCTGCAGGCGCAGCGCCGTGGTGTCGTAGCCGATGGCCGCTCTCGGATTCTCGGTGACCGGCCGCACGTAGCTGAGCGTGACGCCGGAGACGATCAGCTCCACCAACGGCTCGATGTGCAGCTTGATCGCCGATTCCTCGATCTGCCAGGCGGTCCAGTGGTTCGCACTTCCCGAGGAGTCCCCGCCGCCAGCGTTGTTCGTCATACCCAAGATCACCTCGGGCGGCAGGTCCATGCCGACCGCGAAGCGCCGGACGGCGGCCGAGCGCGTCTCGACCGCCTTCTCGTCGAACGGCGACCAGAAGTGCAGCGGCTCCCGCAGCGATCCCAGCGCTGCGTCCGGGACGGTGATGACGATGGGAGTCAGAGCGGCAGCCGAGTCGGGGTCCTTGATCGCGGCGGACATGACCTGGGTCAGCGTGGCCATGAAGTCCGTCGCCGCATTGCCGGTGGACTCGGTTCCTTCCGCAGGAGGGAAGGTGACCGACTGCGGCAGTGGCAGGATTCCGGAGCCGACCAGGCGGGACGTGGTCTGCAGGAACACGTGCTTGGTCAGGTTCTCGATCTCACGCAGCACCCCGAGCAGGGCGCGCACCGGGGAGTCCGCCTGCAAGCGGTGTGCCGGGTGTGGCCGCCAGATCCGGATCACCACGTCGTCGTCGGACAAGGTGATGGCCAGCTGGCCCTCGTACTCCAGTGTCCAGGTGCTGCCGGTGACCTTGACCTCGGTGACGCCGACGACCTCCCAGACCATCTCCGTCTCGGTGCCGACGTGGCGACCTACCAGGAAGCCCTCACCGGCCACGGTCAGGTGCAGGCCGAGAGAGCCGAGCATCTGCGCCTGGCCGTCCTTGCCGTGGAACACCGACTGCAGCACGTCGGCGATCTGCGGGTCGTCACTGCGCTGTCGAATGCCGTTGTCATCCACCTCGGCCGGGAACAGCTCGACGCGGGACAGTGCATTGGCGATCCACCCTGCGGCGAAACGCAGCTCGGGGATCAGGTCGTAGAACCGCCAGGCGTCAACCTGCCATGCGGTGCTCGGGAGGTAGAGACGTGTCAGCTTCCCGGGGTACTTGACCGCCGATGCAACCAACGAGGTGGTCGGCACCACCGTCTGCTGGGCCTTCCTGGTGCGCGGCATCAGTCCCCGTCTCCGTCATAGGCAACGACGATGGACGCAGCGTAGCTGGCCGCGAGCCAGCAGCATACGATCCACCAGGCGAGTTGCCATTTCGTGAAGTACCCCCAGGCCAGCAG